AAGAAGGCGGAGGAGATCCGCCAGAGCGCTGAGCAGGCGAAGGCCGAGGCTCAGGCCGCCAAGGCTGAAGCCGCCGCCGCCAAGGCCGAAGCGGAAGCCGCCAAGAACGAGCTCGCCAGCAAGGTCAACGAGCTCAAGACCGCCCAGACGAACATCGACAACCTCGATGCGTCCGTCAAGGAGCAGGCCGCATCCATCAAGGAGCTGAAGAAAGCTCTGGAGTCCGTCAAGAGCCAGGACTTCAAGACCGCCTTCCGCGCCGCCCTCATGGAGAAGAAGGCCGACATCGAGAAGGCCCTCAACTCCAAGACCGAAAAGTTCGAGGCCGTCCTCGAGCTCAAGTCCGCCGCCGCCATCGGCACCGGCAACGTCGACCCGAACAACCGCCTGAGCGTGATGGCCGACCCGACCGTCTATGCTGCGGTCCCGGCCGCCAACGTGTTCATCCTCGCCTTCGGCATCCGTCCTCGGACCGCCAACAAGCTCGGATGGATCGAGTCCACCAACCAGCCCACCGTCGACTACGTCACGGAGCTCGCCCAGAACACCAACCTGTCCGACGTGTCCTTCTCCGAGAAGAGCCGCGCCTTCGGCAAGCTGGCCACCAAGATGCAGATTTCGACCGAGTTCGAGGACTGGTTCGAGCAGCTCTACAACTACTGCGTGAACGAAGGCGTCCGCATGGTCGAGGCCAAGCTCGAGTACGAGATCTACAACGGCGCCGGCGCTGACACCAACGCCACCACCCAGAAGAAGATCTACGGCCTCAAGAGCCAGGCCACGGCTTTCTCCGCCCTCGCCTCCCACGCCGTCGAAAAGGCCAACGCCGCCGACGTCATCTTCGACGCCGTCGACCAGATCGCCAAGGAAGGCTTCCACGCCAACGTGGCCTTCGTCACCTGGGCCATCCTGCGGACCATCAAGTCCCTCAAGGACGACAACGGCAACTACCTCTACGACAAGATCAGCGGCATGCTGAGCGGCATCCGCGTCTTCCCGTCCGCCAACCTCGCCTCCGGTGAGATCCTGGTGGCCGACACCAACGCCGTGGAGATCTACGCCGGCAACTCCTACGAGCTGGAGTTCATCCGCAACGGCGCTTACGACGCCTACGACGTGTACTTCCGCAAGGCGGCGCAGGTCAAGGTCCCGACCCCGAACAAGAAGGGCCTGATCTACGTCTCTTCCGTGGCCACCGCCATCGCCGCCCTCGCGCCGACCGACTAACCCTCCATCCCTCCCTCCATCAACCCTCCGTCCCCGGGAGCCGGTGACCGCCAACATCGGCTCCCTTTTTCCTAAACCAAGACGCCATGATCCAGGTCAAGATCCTCGAATGCGCTGAGCCGCAGGCAGACCACCTCGAGCAGTACAAGCAGTACGCCTCCGTCCCCGACGACAGCAGGGACGGCATCCTGCATAAAATGCTCAAGCGGGCCATGCTGCAGGTGCAGGCCTTCAGCGACACCGCCATGCTCCCGTGCCTCCTGGAGCTGACCATCACGGACGTCAAGGCGGGGGACACCGTCAAGCTCTACCAGGGCGGTGACACCGTCATCTCCTGCGTGGACCAGGACGGCCTGAACGCCGGCTACGTCCAGGAGGGCGACGGCCTCCGAATGCTCGGATGGTCGCACTCCCTCCGGATCGTCTACCGGAACCGGGTCGTCATCCCCGAGGCCGAGGCCCTGCAGCCCGTCTGCTGGGAGCTCGCCACGGCGATCTATGACGGCGAGGACACGAAGGTGCAGGGCGCCATCCTGGCAAAGACCTACGGAATGCGATGAGACGAGACCCCCAGACAGCTCGCCGGTTCAACGACCGGATAACGCTCACCCGGAGCGTGGCCACCGTCGACTCGATGAGCCACGCTTCCATCGGTGTGCCGGTGCCTGTCCTGGAGGTCTACGCCCAGGTGCGTCAGATGTCCGCGACCAAGACCATGCTCACCTTCCAGCAGGCGGACGTCGTGGGCGTGGACATCGAGATGCGCAAGCCTGACGTGGTCTTCGACGGCGTCACCTGGAGGGGACACGAGATCCACTTCCCCACGCCTGAAGACGTGGACAACCGGGGCAGGTACATCCGCATCAGCGGCTGGTATCAGGTGGACAACCCGGTCCAGGAGGATCCTGAGCCGGAACCCGAGCCCGAGACGTCCGGATTGATCTGATGGCTGGCCCGGTCTACATCGAGGGCTTGGACACCGTCCTCCGGAACCTCAAGGCGAAGGGGGACGAGGTGGTCAAGGAGGCGAGCAAGGGCCTGCAGAGGGGAGCGCTGAACATCGTGGCCGATGCGCAGGACAATCTCCGACGGAACAGCTCCATCGTGACGGGCCTCCTACGGCAGAGCGGCAAGGTCCAGAAGATTGACGACCTGAACATCGACGCGGGCTTCTTTGACACTCAAAACCGGCAGAGCGGCTATGCCTACTTTGTCGAGTACGGACGAAGGGCGGGGAGAATGCCGCCGCCCGACGAGCTGGCCCAGTGGGCCTACAAGAAATTACAGCTGCATGACCGGAAAGCAGCACGGGCTGCAGGCTGGGCGATGGCGGTGAAGATAGCCCGGGAAGGCACCAAGCCCCACCCGTTCTTCGCTCCCGCCGTCGACAAGAACAAGAGCTACATCCTCGACGCCGTAAGAAGCGCGATTAACAATGTGACCAGATGAGCCTCGTCACTCGCATACTCTCCAAGCTCTTCGTGCGGGCACCCCGCTACGAGGTCAGCGGCTACCGGACGATCTACAACGCCCTGGTGAGCCGCCTCTCCCGTGAAGGCGTGACCGTCGGCAAGACGGCGAAGGTCCCCAGGGTGGAGATCCACTCCATCCGGGAGCAGGAGAGGCTGGACAAGGACGGAGCTCTCCGCCAGATCAACCTGATCGTGGAGTCCATCAGCAACACCAGCCTGGGCGACGCGGTCACGATGAACGAAGACAACCTCAAGCTGCTCACCGAGTACGAACTGGAGCTCACCGGATGGCGCTGCCTCGGCATCCTTCCCGTCCAGCTGCAGGACCTCACGGAGAGCAGCGACACCAACAAGATCCTCTACCGCCTGCTCCAGGAGGTGACCATCTACTTGGAGAAGCTGGAGGACGTGGAGCCGGAACCCACTCCGGAACCGCAAACCGAACAAGAGAACAACTAAACCCCATACACCATGGCAGTACTTGGAAACACCCGCCGCGTCTACATCGTTACCGGCACCACCTCGCTCACCTACACCTGGCTGACCGGTGAGCAGACCAACAACCTCAACCGGACCTCCGAGGCGCTCGAATACAGCGACAAGTCGACCGTCTGGTCCCAGTTCCTCGCCGGCAAGCGTGGCGCTACCGCCGAGGTGACCGTCTACGTCGATGACACCAACGCCCAGCAGAAGGCCGCCCTCAACGCCCTGCACACCGGCGCGACCGTCAAGGTCTTCATCGGCACCCTCTCCACCGGCACGACCGTGGCTCCCACCGAAGGCGACACCTTCGAGGCCATCGTCACCGCCATCAGCGACACCAACGACAACGGCTCCGTGGCCACCCGCTCCATCAGCCTCACCGCCACCGGCGCCCTCACCCACGTCCCCGCACTCTCCTAAACCCTGACGCACTATGGCAGTACTTGGAAACAGCCGCCGGGCCTACATCGCCCTCGGCAGCTCCGGAACCCCGACCACCTGGCTCTCCGGAGAGCAGACCAACAACTTCAACCGCACGTCCGAGGCCATCGAGGTCTCCGACAAGAGCACCGTCTGGGCGCAGTTCATCGCCGGCAAGCGCGGCGCCACCGCGGAGATTACCGTCTACACGGATGACACCACCGGCGAGCCGCAGTACAACGCCATCAAGGCGCTGCACACCGGCGCGACCGTCCGCGTCTTCATCGGCACCCTGAGCAGCAACAGCCCGTCCCAGGGTGACGTCTTCACCGCCATCGTGACCGCCATCAGCGACACCAACGACACCGGATCCGTGGCCAGCCGCTCTATCAGCCTGACCGCCACCGGCGAGGTGACGCACTATCCGAGCCTGAGCTGATG